GATGCACAGCGTAACATGACATGGTTTGCTTTGGGTGGTTTGTTATTGTACCCATTCGCTGTTGTTTTAGCATCTCTTGTAGGTCTAGATCAAGCACAAAAAACACTGGGAGATATGGCACCGACATACTTTGTCGCTGTTGCCGGTATCGTAGCCGCATTCTTTGGTACACAAAACTTTGGGAAGAAAAAGTAAATGGAAGCACCACTAGCCGCATGGAACGAATTGTCATACTTTGATGGTATATTGTTACTGTCTGGTTAGGCATACTTTACTATGGCAAATGCTGGATCGATAGTAAATTTAAGGACTAAATAAATGGCAGATTTGCCTAAAGACACAAGACCAGACGCAGATTTCGGAGAATTGCCTCCAGATCAAAGCTGGACACCAGACAATTCCAATATTAATTCTGCCGCTAATGCCTTAGGAGACTCTATTAGAAAGGGTCTTGGTATGATGGGCGAGGATAGTTCTGTAGCCAGCGACAATATGATACAGATTTTACTTTCTGTAGAAAAGTCTATGAAAGAACAGACAGAAATTCTAGGCAAAATATCTAACACACTAGACAGTCAATTAGCGTTGAATGTAGAGAATGATGAAGATGCAGATAGGGCTGCCAGACTCGCTTCGATATCAGAAGAAGATGAAAAGTCAAAAGTAGATCCAGAAGCTCCAAAGCCCACGCCACTAGGTCGTTTAAAAGATAAAGTAGCTAAGACAGTTATGCCTCAAGAAGACGACAGCATAATGAAAAAGTTAGCAAAGGTTGCCGCTCTGGCCGCAGGTACATTCTTCACTGCCAAGGGTTTCTTCAAAGAAACTTCTTCTATGGTGACAGAAAAGCTGGTAGAAAAAGGCATAATGAAAGAAGAGACTGCCGAAAAGGTAGATGAATCTGTTGGTAAAGCAGGCGGGATATCCACAGGTGTTGGTATTACACAGCAGATACTTAAAAGAGGATCTTTCGGCAAACTTAAAGTACCTGGAGCAGTACCCCTGATGGTTGGCTCAGGCACAGCTAGTCTAGCATATGATGCAATAGGCGAAATGGCTGACGAAAATGATGAAATTTTAGGCATGAGAAAGGAGATCTCTCAGGCTATTGGTGGAGGTTTAACAGGTATATTATCATTCGTCGCCACAGGTAAAGCAATGAAGCATCTCAGCAGAGGCATGAAAAAGTCGATGAATATTGCCAAGAAAAAACTGGGAATGAAAGTACCGCCTGATCCAGAAATAAAGAAAGCAAAAGTCACAGATATTAAAGATGCAAAGCCAAAAACACAAGCAAAGACTAATGTTAAGACACCACCTACTAGCGGTAACAATGCACTCAAGACTGATCCAAAACCACCAAAAACAGATGGACCAAAGCCAAAAGCTGGTGGTGGTAAACCTACGCCTAAACCTACGCCTACGCCTAAAAGCAATGTACTCAAGTTTCCTAGCGGAGCAAATGTGAGAACTGATGGTAAAGTCATAAAAGGACCTCAGGCTTCTACAAAACCATCAATTAGTCAAGCAATTAAGGATATACCAGCAGAGAAAGCGGTAAAATATGCAAAATTTCTTAAATTTGCAGGTGTGGCAGGCGCAGTAATACCAGCACTAATTGAACCTATTCTCGCAATTAGTAACGATGAATCCCCAGAAGTAATTAAAAAAGAAATCTCAGGAGCTTTGGGCTCTGTAGGTGGTGGTGTTCTTGGTGGTCTAGCAGGCACAGCTATAGGATCGGCAGTACCAGGACTAGGTAATGCCGCAGGTCTTCTCGTTGGTGCAGGTGTAGGTGCCCTCGCTGGAGAGTATCTAGTAGAAAAGATGACCAGTTACCTTATGAATGAGAATCCTGAAGTTACTGAAGATGAAGTAAATAAAGTTATTGGCAGAAAGAAAAAGAAGTCACCTAATGCGCCTAGTCAAGTTAAAGCAAGAATCATTACATCAACACCAGATGAAAGACAAGAAGCCGTAGATACTGCTAGTACTAACCTCGATATGGCAACTGCTGAACTAAAACAGTTTCAAGAAGAAGCTGGACCTATGGAAACGAGAAAGATAAGAGATGCAAGAAATCGAGTAACAGGAGAAGAGCAGGTTTACGCAGATCCAGAAAAGCAAAAACAGTTCAAGCAACTTAAATCAAAGAAAGACCAGGCACGATATGAGTTATATTCAGCAAAAGAGTTACAGAATATTGCTAATGAACAAGCAGAACAAGAAAAGGCTGCTCTAGGATTTTTTGGCTTTGAAGAAGACATGAGACAAAATGAAGTTAAAGATGTCGCTGAGGCCCAAATAAAAGCAGATGAAACAAGCAAAGCACTAGCAGATTTTGAATCTACAGCTAAGTCTGGAAGAACAGTTACAGAAGTAGACGACTTTGGATTCGAGACAACTAAAACTGTATTTGATGATGCCAAAGAACAAGCACAGTTTGACAAGCTAAATGCCGCCAAGTTTGATGCAGAAAATAATTTATTCGATGCTAATAATAAACTGATTACTGGTGACGAGTTTGAAACTGCGGGTATGTTTGAGAAGGTACTATTCTTACAAGATAGAGGATTCTTACCTGAAGGCGAAAGCCAGATCGAGATGGGCAAATTTGTAGGTGGTCCATTATCGGGCATGACTCCAGATGAAGCCATTTCAATGTATGTCACACAACAATCACAAATTGCTAAATCTGCCTCTGAATTTAAAGCTGGCGATAGGTCTATACCTACAATAGAAGCAGACCCAACTAAACCAGTGACAGAAGATGGCAAAATACCTGGTAAAGTAACACCTGCAGAAGCGTTTTTGCCGAATAATGTTGCAACTGGTGATGATATGGGGCTATCTGTAGAAGAAGCAGAGAAGCAACTTACTGATGCAAAAGAGGCGTTTGCTCAAGCAGAAGAAGATGGCTCTATATATGAAGGGTTTAGACAAGATCAACTTCAAGCAGACATACAATTCGCTGAAAAAGACCTTAGAGATGCTAATGCTCGTGCGGCAGCCAATGGTGACTTTGTTAAGAGAAAGCCCGAAGCACCAAAAAGCATCATGGAAACTTTAGGTATTCAGTCTGCTCCAGAAAAGTTAGGACTTGTAAGTGATTCTTCGTCTAGCATTGAATCTTCTCCAGAAAAGTTAGGACCTAAAGCAAAATTCTTGTCAGAAGATCAAGCGACTAAAGATGCACAAGGACAGTCTGCGATGATGGCAAGCATAAACAAAGCTGGTGATGTCACTAACAATGTTGGTGGTAGTACAGTAGATAACACAATTAATGTCTTTAAGGGCGGTAATGATTCTTTAAGTAATCACACACCTAAGTCACAGACTGGTAAGTAACTAATCAATATCTTTCTTCTTGCGAGGCAATGTAGTTTCTATGTTGTCTTGTTTGAGAAGTTCTTCAAGTTGACTCACAGAAACATAATCTAAGTCCCAGTGATTACAGATATCATTACGATATCGTGTATGGTTCTTGTCAGAACTTTTTGATTTCTTTCTGTTGAAGTAGTCTTTCAATCGATTACTTATTTTCATATAAACAACCTCTTTTATCAGACAAAAAAGGGGCGCATCCCTGCACCCCCTTTCCGATTTACAACCTTATAATCTAGTCTTCCGCTAGACTCTTAAAGAAGTCAAGTGAATCATCTTCACCGTCATCTGTAGATAAGGTTGGAGATGGGGCTTCAGCCTGAGCCGCTGGCTGTGCAGTACGCTCTTTAAAGTTTGGCTGAAACTCCATCCCCACATTGCTGTCCTCAGCGGTCTTGCTGGGTGCGTGTGAACCGCCATCAAGTTGGAGAACCTTATGCAATTTTGCTTTCAGTTCAGCATAGGACTTGAAGTTTTTAGGATCAACAATTTCTTGTAGGGAATGTTGCTTATTCCATACTGCTTCCATTTCTTCATCAGACAATGATGCACCGTCTGAATTAGCAATAGCCGCAGGTGAAGCAAACTCAGACTTGTCGTAGTTGCGATAGCCTTCTACTTGACGAATCTTGAGTTTGAAGTCAGCGCCTTCCCAAAAATCGAATGGATTGATCGGATCTTCATCAGCAAACTGAGGATTCATAGCATCGTTCAGTTTGTCAAAGATTTTCTTACCAAATTTATATAGGTAAACTTGACCTTCTCGTGATGGATTTGCAGGGTCAGATACTACATAAACATTAGCAACATAACTAAGTCTGCGCTTTTGTTTACGAGCCTGTTCTTTATCTTCGTCATGACCAGAGTTCCACAACTGAGAGTTATACTCAGATACTGGATCGTCTTGACCAAGAGTTGTCAGAGAGTTCTCGATGTACCAACCACCTGGGCCTTGAAAGCCATGATCCCAATAGCGAACAAAAGGCATATCTTCACCTTCTGAGGCAGGTAGGAATCGAAGCACAGCATAACCATTGCCAGCCTTATCGACTTCTGGTTTCCAGTAGTTATCGTCACCCTTAGACATTTTTTGATTTGACATTGATTGTAGTTGAGAGTTCAACTTGTCAAAAGAGGAAGTTCGGTTTTTCTTTAATGATGCAAAAGACATATTATTTTCTCCGTATATGCGTTGTATATTTTAACGAGTTTAGTATTGCTCGTATGCGTTGTATTTTACTATATTGCGTTGTATTTGTCAAGTACTATTTGCCTCATTTTCGCTTTATCATAATCTATAAAAGGTTTATAGTTATTGACAGTCTTATTTATATCAGGAAAAACTATGGTGTCACGAATATTTTTCTCCCAATACTTAAAGCATCCAGTCAGATCATCTAGTATGACCAATGTCTCAAGGGATACTCTTCTTTTATTGTAAAGTGATAGTAGCTTTGGATATGCTCCATCGTTTACAATAATGTTGGCATTGAAGTCATCGTCTAACTCATCAAGTTCATTACGAAAAACATACGACAATGACTGTTGCCTTTTTGACAACTCGGTATAGACTTCTTCAGCCTCGTGACTATCTACCAAGTTGCCAATCCAGAGATCATGCTTCTTTAATATATTCGCTAGAATATAATCTTTAGCATCTTTTCTCTTAGATAACTTATAGAAAAAGAACTTGTCTTTTCTATTCTCAAACCCATCTAGGGTCAGTCGCATTTTACCACCATACTTCGCAAAGTCGTATGTTGATGTGAAATGCTTTTTGATTGCCATGTAGTAACTATAGAGTTCAAATGCATCTCTAGTAGAATACACAGAACTCATACAGGCAATCTCACCAATTTTTCTATCATGTTGAGTTCTTCTGCTTCACGATATATATTTGCTTTGAGAACAGGTGACTTGCGAATAATTTCACCAATCACTTCAATCTCAAGTTCATTCTTCGTTGCGTACTCAACCACGGCATCAATGTATGGAACACCTTCAGCGATATAACCCGCTATCTCACTCATGATGCGTTCAGAGTTTAGTTTTTGAAGTGCCTTTAACTCTTTCTTATCCATTTAGCACCTTGATTCCCAATGCCCAGTTTTCTGCGGCATCTTCAGCCCATTGAAGACTTTTTCCTGCGTGTAGTTCTTCTTTCATCAGGCTGCCTCGGGTATCATAGTACTTAATTAACCAACCTTGAGCAGTATCATGGATCTCTGCTTGCGCTCGACCACCCTCTTCTTCTTTGAAAAATGTTTGAACAATAGTCATGGCTCTATCCTATAGTCTCAAGTAATGCTTCGATATCTTCGATTTCAGCGACAACCTCATTCATATTATTCTTATGGTAAATACGAGCCATCTTAGAAAGATATTTCTTTGGAATACCTATATCGTCTTCAAGAGAGATAATCGCTTCTTTGATGAAGTCTTTCTCTGCTTCAATGCGAGTATAAGCATTACTGATTTCATCCATCGCACCCTTCATGCGTTGCTTGTCTGCATCAGATGTTGGGATAATAATCATATGTGGTACATTGGTTGGTGCTGTCATAATATATTCCTCAAAGATATTTCGGGTTTATTTTCTGGAGTCTTCTTTTCTTCTTTAGCTTTAGCTTTAGCCTCAGCTTTAACTTCGGCCGCAGTTTTTTTGCCGATTATAGTAATACCATCATCGCCAATAATTGGTACATCTCCTGCTTCAAATACTAAATCTGATATATCAGGATATTTTGGATCTCTTTCCGTAGGCTCAACACCTTCAGGCATTTCGGTGTCAGATTTATCTGTCGCTTCCGTATAGAATGTTGATATCGTGAATCTAAATTTCGGTGCTTGTCTTGAGGGAGCATTAAATCTATGAGGAATTAGTCCATTGAATATTATCATTCGATTAGGAACAAATTTAGAGCAATATATAACTTCTTGCCCTTTATCGTCATAGAAGAATGTTTCTCCCGACCATTCTGGCTTCCATTCTGGGTTAACATAATACAGAGCAACAAATTCGCCATTTTGATGACAGTGAGTGTTAGCACTAGCATCTAATGTTACAGCATTAACGATAGTTTTGATTATTTCTTTGTCCATTACATTCTCGACAAAGGGAACACTGTGACCTAAAGCATGAAGAAAGTGTCTATCGTTGTCAGTAGACATCGTTTTTGACCACTCATCAGGAGACCATCTAGAGTAAAAGTATTGATCTTCGCCCCAAGGAAGGTCTTTCCATCCTATGTGATAATCGCACTCAAGTGCGTGTTCATAGATCAAGTGCTGTTGATCTAAAGTGAACACATCATCGTAGACTTTTATTCCTGGTGCAGGTTCAAATACTTTCATAATATACTCTCATCGTTAGAAGTGGTCCGTTGTAACTACGCTTTTCGTTGGTATTCCAACTGCGACTATTACTCAGCAATCCATGCTAGTGGTGGACCAGTCCACACCTTCTCCTCTTTTGGTTAAGTTTGACATTTTTGAATGCTCCTTCGGGTATGTCGTACCTCATACTTCTGCGAACAGAAGTGCGTTGGCTCATTCTGTTGCTAGGCGAGCCTCACCCCGGTAGATTATGCCGCTAGGGCAAAATCACCATGTGCAAAATTATCATCGTTTGCAGTTATTTTAAGTTGCATTTTCGCAGTCATTGCTTGACTGATTCTCCACATAACCTCAGTCGCCTGTCGAATTCAGAACGCCCCCATCAGAAACACACTAGCCGCTTCCTTGTCGTGAACCCTTAAAAAGGGAACTAATGTGCTTGTGGTGGAGGCGAGGGGATTCAAACCCCTGTCCAAACTTCCTACTTTATGCTTCACTGAATGTATTATTTATATCGTTGTTCTTTTCGTAGTTTCAGCAACCATGATGAACCTTTTCGCTCTGCTTCATAGAAGACTGCCGCAGTAAAGAACACCATGAACAACAATATAAAGTGTACTGCTAGGCTTATGCCCATATAAATTACGCTACCAATATACAAACCAAATGCAATTGACCACAACCAAGCAAGTACTGTAGTAATCCACATTCGAGACAATGGATCAGGTATGTGTCTCAGTGGGTTTCTACTGTGATCAAAAATCCAGTTGTACATATCATAAAACTTCAAGAACATCAACTTCATAATATTACCCTCACTTATAAACTTTCTACAATTCTACCTTGTCTATCAAATACAAACTTATCTCCATAAAACTTATTACAGAAATTACACTGTGGTATGATGTTCTCATGACTCATAT